CGACGGCGCTGCGTATGACGGGGTCCCGACCCCACGACTGCCTGACCCTGTCGATATGCGCGAGGTGCCACGGAATATGGGAGGCGTTGCTCCCAGAGGTGGCGCTCGTAGCATTGCTGGCCACGCGGTTCTTCTTAACCGCGATGCCCGCAGGGCCCGCGAGTGGAGGAGCAGCAAGCGTGTGCTGGATCGAGCTGGCCGAGCAGCTGTCCGGGCGATTGTGAGCTCGGAGGAGGCGGGGTTGGAACAAGTCCTCGAGGAGATTATGGTCCAAGGACTCACGCCGCGGCATGCTGCTGCAGGCGTTCGGAGTCTGGCCATTGAGGCAAAGGCTAAATTCGGGTTGCTGACCCGAACTGTGGAGAACCGAGAGCTGGTCAAGCGGTACCTGCTACGCCTTTGCGAGCAGAAAAAGATCGAGCCTCGCCACGCTGTGGCAATGGTCCCACAGGCCGTCATTTGGGCGTTTGTGCCGGGTGAGTCGGATATTGAGGCTGTGAAAATCAGCTTTAGTGATGACGTCGACCGGGCATTGGCGTGCCATTCAGCCTCCTACAACCGGGAGTCACGTTGGGGTCGGGTACTTCGTGCGTTGCGGCTTAAGCCTCCCCCGAATCAGGGGTTGAGGTTTGCCTCAAAGTAGGGGTGCCTAGCTGTGTTGGAGGGCTTTGACACGCCTACGCAAGTGGACGTGTCTGAGTTGCCCATTACGGTCCAGTTGCAGGCTGGGGTCCCGAAAGTCCGGAAGTGGGTGAGAGTTGAGGGACTCAGTAGTGGCGCCAAAGTTGGCGTACACAATAATTCCCTCCCCAACGTGCTCCGGGCGCTGGCGGAACGTGTGTACCTCGTCAAGAAAGACGGAGTGTTGCAGCGACCGCCTCAGGCGCTCGAGGGAGTCTTTAAGAGCAGGCTGGGCGCATTCGCGTCCGGGCTCGGACGGCATCTCGGCAAACTGACACCATATACCCAGGAGGAGTTCCTGTCGACATATAGTGGTGCTAAGCGCAAGGTGTATGAACGAGCCTTCGAATCATTGCAAGCGTCACCGTTTAGCAGGATCGATGGCCGCTTGAAGAGTTTCGTTAAGGCTGAGAAGTTGCAGCTGTATGCGAAACCGGACCCTGCACCGCGCATCATTCAACCCCGTGATGTGCGTTATAACGCTGTACTAGGCCCGTTCGTCAAACGCTTGGAGCACCGTCTCTACAAGGCTATAGGGCGGATGTTCCCGGATAGGGGGGTGACTGTGATGAAAGGGTTGAATGCCGTGGATAGCGCTACTGTACTGCGTGCCAAGTGGGACATGTTCGCCAAGCCCGTTGGGGTTGGTATGGACGCGTCTCGATTTGATCAGCACGTTGGGCAGCAGGCGCTCCGGTATGAACATGGCGTGTATAAACGCGCTTACCCAGGGTATGAGGCAGAGCTTGGCCCAGTGCTGGCAATGCAGTTGGAGAATCGCGGAGTCGTACTGTTGCCTGAAGCGCGCGTTACATATGTCGTGCAGGGTAACAGGATGAGCGGGGACATGAACACTTCCTGCGGGAATTGCCTGTTGATGTGCGCCATGGTTCACGCATACGCCGCTGAGCGGGGTGTGAGAGTGTGCCTGGCAAACAATGGCGATGATTGTATGGTGATCATGGAGAGCGAGGACCTTGAGCGGTTCTCTGCTGGGCTGGAGCAGTGGTTTGTGGACATGGGGTTCACGATGCTGTTGGAGCCTCCCCGGTACGTTTTCGAGCAACTGGAGTTTTGTCAGACGAAGCCGGTGTACAATGGGACGGAGTGGGTCATGTGTAGGTCACCGGTAGCGGGGCTGAACAAGGACACGATGTGCCTGAAGCCGGACTGGACCA